TTGGAAATCTTTTGTCGTCTACACGATTTAGTGTAACTTGTGCAACTGCTAACCAACCAGCTTGACCTTGACTTCGTGCTTCAAAATAAATATTTTCTATTAAGCATGTTTTGTCATTTCCAAATGCACTATTCCATGCAGTCAATAATAAAAAAACTATTAATACTTTTTTCACATCTTTCATTACGAAACCTCTTTAACTTCTTGCACCACACTTTTTGGAATGATAGTAGAATTACCACATTCATCAATACTGCCATCATCATTGAAATTAAAATCTGATACGATTCTAATCATCTCCTCATTATCATCAATTAAAAAACCTGTACTTAAACATCTAGGTAAAGAAGATTCTTTAACATCTTCAACACTTCTCCATGAACTATCAGATACTATATCAATCCAATATACATGGACAAACTTGTATGGTATTTTTTTAATTTGTCTACTCATAATTAATGGAGCGTATGGATTGTACTGCCCAATCTTCTACAGGATGGAATCCTGTCGTAATACTTTTATACCACATACGCATATCCCTTGTTAAAGTGTTACCACCAACTCTTTGATGAGGTCGAGAGAGAGAGTGAGTTGGTGGTAACGTAACCTTTACTATATCCTCATCATTTAAAACATTATAACAGCTTGACACAACTATTGTCAAGAATTATCTGTCTGCCCCAGATGCACTTCCAGCCTCTTGTGGATATACAGGAGCAGGTTCTTGCATGAAATCGTCATTCCACTTGAAAGCTTCTCTCACTACATCTTTTGATAAACCTTTATACACTTGATGTAATTTTTTATCTTTTGCATCACATAATAATTGTGCTTCACTTTCATGTAGACCTTCGCACATTTGAATAAACATTTTTTCTTTCTGTGCTTGTGGTGTATCATTGTCTGCACCTTTAATAAAGTGCCAGAGTCTTTTTGATTCCATTTGAAGAACAGTATGTTCTGTTCCCATAGGAGCATCATTTTTTCCATATGGTACTTCACCTACTGGTATTACCCATTCTATTGTAGGGTCAAAAGATGATTTTATCAGCATTCTTAATGCTGGTGTATCATTGATTATTAATGTTGCTACTTTTTCTGATTTTGTTTTCGCCTTGTGTACTTTATCAAGTATTTCTGAAAACAATAGTGTGTGTGTTTGATATGCCATTTTAAAATTCTCCAATTTGTTCAGTTAGACTTTTTAGTCTTTTCTGTATAAAATAATTTAATAACTTACTTCTGTCACCACTAGTGGCAACATTGAAATCATCTAGGATTTTTTCTTCCAATTCTTCTGGGATATTATCCAGATTAATTAGTTTGTCATTTCTTTGATAATTTCGTTTCACTTCATCATCTAGTTCGTCAATTTCTTGAGCTAATATACTTTCAATTCTTTTAGATGTTAAAGGTCTTTGCCTTAGTGCATCTGTAAAAGTGTGGTCTGGTGATAATACATTAGGTACTCCATCTGACCTATCACCTTTAAGTATATGTTCCTTTATATATACGACAGGGTCAACCCCATTTATATGTTTCTTTGTAATAGGACTGTACTGTCGTACATTACTGTATTTATGCAACTGTATAAAGTCCTTATCACCAGATACAATCATAATTTTTTCGTCTTGATACTTCTTACACAGTACAGCAATGATATCATCTGCTTCAGCACTATAGGTTTCTACAACTTTGTATGGTAGAAACTCATTGACTTCTGATTTGATGTCATTGAGTAATCCAAAAATCTTATCCCAATCTTTGTTATCTGATTCTCTACCTTTCCTACGACCTGCTTTGTATTGTGGAAATACATCTCTACGCCAACAATTCTTAGAATCATATGTTATGACTACTTCCCCATACTTTTCATTAAACATAGTACGGTACAATCGTACTGAATTTAATATCATATGCCTGACCATTTCTTCATCTAACTGATTGTCGTTCATATTCAAATGCATCATTACAGATGCAATTGTAATTTGATTCATGTCAATTAATATCATATTAAATCCCTATAATAATTTAGAAAAGGTGGTTCGAAAACCACCTCACTAAAATTCTTAATAAATTAAGAAGCGTAACCTACGCCATTTCCATAAAGTGCTTTGATTCCAGCAGCGATGATTGTTTTATCAGCCTTGCCGTTCATTAGTACAGCACCTACACCAGCATTAATAATTGCCTGTGTTGGTTCACCCATACGGTATGATGTACCTTTAGCATCTTTATTAGTATAAATCATATAACCTTGACTTCTTAGTTTATCCACCATTGCTTGTGGTGAAGTTAGGTCAAATGTTTTTCTTAATGTTTTCCAAGTAACTGTTTTACCAGCTTCAAATGCATTAATAACTCGTTGTGTCTTTGATAGTTTATTTCTACCCATATTATAATCTCCTGATTATTAAATTTTAAAGTGACTAATTTTTATGCCTCTAATAGTCATATTGGCAATTACAGCATTGTAATTCTTTACTTTATGAACCATTATAACAGGCCCATACATGTTATGTCAATCATTTTTTTCTTCTGTATCAAAATGAAATGTAACTGTCATCTCGCCAGGTTTATTGTTTTCTGTATATTCTATATCGCAATCTATTAATTCATTATCAATTATTTTTAATAGTTCATGTTCACTCATCTTTATCCTCGTCATCTTTTTTAAGAAGTCTTAATTCTTCTTTTTCTTCATCAGAAAGTTTCGGCAATTCTGTATCTGATTCAAATGATATTTCCATTTCAAGTTCATCGCCGTCTTCCATACCTTGTAATTCTTCAAGCATTTCTATGACATCTCCTAGAAGTGGTGAATCAAATCTAGAATAATGTAAATCTACACCATCTTCACTTTCTGTTCTTTCTGGTGACATTATCTGTTCAATGAATGGTTGTATAATATGTGGCAGGTTTTCTTGTCTAGATAAAACACCTTTAATTACTTCTGATAAAAACCCCACATCTAAAATAAATTGTGAGTCTGTAATATCATAACCTCTTTCACTTAACGTATGAATCATTTGTACCATAACATTTTCAGTCAACATATCAAGTTTTGCAAGTTTTTCTTTTATCTGCAAATGAGTATTGTTCTTGTCTAACTCTCTACCATACTTTTGTTTAATCCATTGTGTTTGATTTTCGTCATACTCAACAGGGTTACTACCCCACGGCCCGTAGATAACATTGTCAATTGTATTATCTTCTTCGTCACTCATGATATGATTTTGTTCTCAACAGGTACAATTGCACCTACATAATTTAAATAGTTATCTCTAATATCTGTTTTAGGTTCATTTACAGTAATAATATTTTCTTCCTTAATATTGAATTCTTCATTCTCTGCGAATGGAATAAAAGGTGAGAAATATAATTTACTTTCTGCATTTTGACTAGGATTCTGTGCCATTGGTATTAATACGAATGGTTTTTTTATTGTAGTCATTTTATCATCTGAAAATGTTACTTCTGCTACGACATCTTCACCTGTTGTCAATCTTAGTAATTTTATATCTGCCATGTTATATCCCTTTTTTATTGTTTGTTTTTTTTCTTGGTTGATGTGGGCCTGGAGTTTCTGCAAGTTTCCTTAGCCATCTTTGTCTACCAGCTGCTTTTGACAACCTTCTCTTCTCACTTTTCTTTGTATGAAATTGTCTTTCATGAAAATCATTTAACCTACCATCAGTTAATATTTTCTTTTTAAAAATTCTTAGTGCTTTATTAATATCATCACCATGAACAGATACACCTAGTCCTTTAGATTTTTCTTCTAGTCGTTTCTTCGTAAACTTGTTTTTCTGTTCACCACGAACTTGAAATTTCTGACTAGGTTTGTTTGAATTAGTTTTCATAAATACTATTTGTCATTTTGTAAACTTCTGATAATGCATCATACTTGTCTTTTATATTTAAATCAGCTAATTCAGTTAACAGTCTTAAATTGTTTTCTAAAATAACTAAAGCATCATCTTCTGTAATGTCACCACCTAATATCTTAGTAGCGACAGTTCTTAAAATTAAATCAGCGTCATTCATCTTTCTGCCTCCAAATAATTAAATCCACTATTCTTTTTGACATATTCAATTATCACTTGTGGGTCTCTGTCTATAATTTTCATGTAACTCAAAAATTCTTTTGCTGGTTTAGTAATCCAAATATAAGCGTCTATACCAGCATTAACTTCTGATGTTGCCTGTTTCTTACTCATTGTGTCGTCAACTGCTTGTTTAACTATTGCCTTGGCAAGAGTCACCTCACCATCTCCACTCTGGATTTCTGGTAGCAAATCAGATTCATAAGTAACTGAAGTTGTTTTTTTACC